GCCCCTCGCCGAGCGCGAGAGGCGGGGCGGCGGGATCCGCGTCCGCCGAATCGCCCCGCTATGAGCGTCGCGGTCCGCCCGAAGATCCGCGTCCCCGCGCGCACGACGCCGGTCGCGGGGATCACGCGCGGCGAGCTCCGCGCGCTCGGCCGCTTCGCCGCGCTGTACGTCGGCGGCGGCGGCTACTCCGGCGCGCGGTCCGACAAGGCGAGCCTCCGCAACTGGCACACCTGGCCGGGCTCGGCGGACGGCGACACGCTCGGCGACCTCCCGACGCTCCGCGGCCGGTCGCGCGACCTCGGGCGCAACAACCCGCTCGCGGCCGGCGCCATCTCGACCCTCACGACGAACGTCATCGGCACGGGGCTTTGGCCGTGCGCGGCGCCGAACGCCGAGCTCCTCGGGATCTCCGAGGCGGAGGCGGAGGCGTTCGGCCGGCGCGCCGAGCTCCTCTTCAACGTGTGGGCAGACTCCGAATTCTGCGACGCCGCGCGCTCGACCAATTTCGCCGGGCTGCAAGAGATCGCCTTCCGCGGCGTCATCGAGAGCGGCGATCACTTCGTCCTGCGGCGCCAGATCCCGCGGAAGGGCGCGATCGTCGGGCTCGCGCTGCAATTGATCGAGGCCGACCGGGTCGCGAACCCGCCGACCGTCCCCGAGACGGAGCGGGTCGCGGCGGGGATAGAGGTCGACGCGGACGGCGCGCCGGTCCGCTACCATATCCGCTCGCGCCATCCCGGCGACGCGCTCGCCTCGCCCGGCGCCGAGCTCGATCACACGACGATTCCCGCCTTCGGGCCGAGGACGGGCGAGCGGCTCGTCCTCCATCTCTTCCGCAAGCTCCGGTCCGGGCAGCGCCGCGGCGTCCCGTACCTGGCGCCCGTGATCGAGCCCCTCAAGCAGCTCGACCGCTACTCCGAGGCGGAGCTCATGGCGGCGGTCGTCTCCTCGTTCTTCACCGTCTTCGTGAAGACGGAGAGCGGCGAGGGAATCGGCGACCTCGAGGGCGCGCCGGTCGGCGCGGCCGGCGAGATCAACCTCGGGCCGGGCGCGGTCGTCGACCTCGCCCCCGGCGAGGACGTGCAATTCGCCAACCCGAGCCGCCCCTCGGCGCAATTCGATCCCTTCTGGCTGGCGATCGTGCGTCAGATCGGCGTCGCCCTCGGGATCCCTTACGAGATCCTGATCCAGCACTTCTCGTCGAGCTACTCGGCGAGCCGGGCTGCGCTCGAAACCGCCTGGCAGCATTTCCGGGTCCGGCGCGATTGGCTGGCGTCCTCGTTCTGCCAGCCGGTCTATGAGTGGTTCGTCGCCGAGGCGGTCGCGCGCGGCCTCCTCGCCGCGCCGGGCTTCGACGACCCGATCCGCCGCGCCGCGTGGTGCGCGGCGACGTGGATCGGCGATGCGCGGATCTCCCTCGACCCCGTGAAGGACGCGAGGGGCGACGCCATCGCCGAGGCGCACGGCTGGAAGACGGCCGAGCAGATCACGGCGGAGCGGACCGGCGGCGACTGGCGCCGGAACATGCAGAAGCGGGCCCGCGAGGTCGAGGAGCGGCGCAAGGCGGGGCTCGACCCGGTCCCCGCGACGCCTGGTGCCGCTCCGCCCGGCGGAGGCGGCGGCGCTTCCGACGACCGCGAGGAGGGCGATACGGCATGAGGGCTCTCGAGGCCGCCCTCGCGGCGCCGTGGGCGATGGAGGAGGGCGCGCTCCGCGGGCTCCTCGAGATCGCGGCGCGCGAGAACGACCCGACGCCGGAGGCGCTCGAGGCGTACCGGGCGCAATGGCTCGAGCGCGGCGAGCGGGCGCGGGTCCGCGACGGCGTCGCGATCCTCGACGTCCGCGGCCCGCTGTTCAAGCGGGCGAACCTCTTCGCCGCCATGTCGGGCGCGACCTCATACGAGGTTCTCCGGCGCGACCTCGCGACCGTCCTCGACGACGACACGATCGGCGCGATCCTGCTGCACGTCGACTCGCCCGGCGGCGAGGCGCTCGGGGCCGGCGAGCTCGCCGAGGCGATCTATGCGGCGCGCGGGCGGAAGCCGATCGTCGCCTATGTCGGCGGGCTCGGCACCTCCGCCGCCTATTGGCTCGCCTCCGCCGCCGACGAGGTCGTGATCGACGCGACGGCAATCGTTGGCTCGATCGGCGTCCGGATGGCGGTCCGCGACACGCGCGCCGCCGAGGAGAAGGCGGGGATCAAGACGATAACGTTCGTCTCCTCGCAGAGCCCCGCGAAGGTCGACGACCCGGCGACCGACGAGGGCCGGGCGCGGATCCAAAAGACGATCGACGCGATCGCCGAGGTCTTCGTCGGCGCCGTCGCGCGAAACCGGGGCGTCTCGCGCGAGACGGTCATCGAGAGGTTCGGGCAGGGCGGGACCGAGGTCGGGCAAGCCGCGGTCGACGCCGGGCTCGCCGACCGCCTCGGCAGTTTCGAGTCGGTCTTCGGCGATCTCGCCGCCAAGGCCCGGGAGAGGTCCGTCCGGCCGGGCGGATTCGTCGTCGGCGCGACCGGCGGCATCGTTGGCAGCAAGGGGAGTCCCGCAATGGCGGACGAGAAGGACAAGGCTCCGGTCGCGACCGCACCGGAGCCGATCACGGTCGAGGCGATCGCGAAGAACCATCCGGAGATCGCGGCGCACTTCCGCAAGGAGGGCGCGACCGCGGAGCGCGAGCGGATCGGCAAGATCCAGGCGATCGCGCTCCCGGGATACGAGGCGCAGACGAAAGAGGCGATCGAATCCGGCTCGACGCCGGAGGCGTTCGCCGTTCGGATCGTCGAGGCCGAGAAGGCGAAGGGCGGCGCCCGCCTCGAGGCGATCAAGGGCGACGAGGCGGCGATCAAGCCTCCGGCGCCCGGCGCCGAAAAGGGCGAGGGCGACGAGGTCGCGGCGATGGTCGCCTCGATCATGTCGGCGGCGAAGGGCTGAGGGGGACGCAGCATGTTTGAGGCTGGCTTCACGAAGGGCGAGGGCACCTTCACCCCGGACGCGCTGATCGCGGGCGGCACGCTCCGCGCGCGCAAGGTCACGATCGCGGCGGGCGCGGACCTCCCGCGGGGCGCCGTGCTCGGGAAGATCACCGCGAGCGGGAAATACAAGCTCTCCGCCTCGGCCGCGGAGGACGGGTCGCAGACGCCGACCGCGATCCTCGTCGCCGCCGCAGCGGCAGCCGAGGCGGACGTCGAGGCGCTGATCTACGAGTCCGGCGATTTCAACGCCGCGGCGCTGACCTTCGGCACGGGGCACACCGCGGACACGGTCCGCGAACCGCTCCGCGACGTCGGGATCTTCGTCGTCGATGTGATGGGCTAAGGGGGAGCCGCCGCACATGGATATGTTTGATCCGCGGGTCTTGCGCGGCGTGGTCGAGAACACGCCGACGCCGCCCGCCTTCCTGCTGAATACGTTCTTCGGCACGATCGAAACCTCGACGACGGAAACGATCGAGTTCCACGTCGTCAACGGCCGGCGCCGGCTCGCGCCCTTCGTCTCGCCGCTGGTGGCAGGGAAGATCGTCGCTTCGCAAGGCTATCGGGTGGACTCGTTCTCCCCCGCCTATATTAAGGACAAGCGGGTCTTCGACCCGACCAAGGGCTTCAAGCGTGCGGTCGGCGAGCGGGTCGGCGGCAACCTGACCCCGGCACAGCGCGTGCAGGCGCACCTTGCGCGCGAGATGGCCGATCAGATCCAGATGCTCACCCGCCGCCTCGAGGTCATGGCGGCGGAGACGCTTCGGACCGGCAAGGTCACGATCACGGGCGACCTCTACCCGACGAAGGTCGTCGACTTCGGGCGCGACCCGTCTCTGACGAAGGCCCTCGCGGGCGAGGCCCGGTGGGGCGAGGCTGACGTCTCGCCGGTCCGCGACCTCGAGGCTTGGGCCGAGGAGGTCTTCCTCGCCTCGGGCGTGGCGCCGACCGACGCCATCATGACGGCGGACGCCTGGCGCCTCTACAAGAAGGACCCGGAATTCAAGGAATCGGTCGACACCAACGTCGCGACCATCAACGCGGCGCGCGTCGCCCTCGGGCCGCTCATCATCGGCGGGCAGGGCGCCCGGCTCGTCGGCATCTCCGGCGACCTCCGGATCTGGATCTACTCCGACAAGTACGAGGAGGAGGACGGCTCCCTCGTCGACGTGATGCCGCCGCATACCGTCATCCTGACCTCTCAGGGGCTCGAGGGCGTGCGGCACTTCGGCGCGATCAAAGACGAGGAGGCCGGATACCAGGCGCTCCCGTTCTATTCGAAGTCGTGGGTCGAGAAGGACCCGAGCGTCCGCTATCTGCTGATGCAAAGCGCGCCGATCGTGGTCCCGTACCGCGTCAACGCCAGCATGTGCGCGACGGTGAGGTGATGCGGGTCGCCGCCCTCGTGACCCTCGTCGACGGCGAGGGCAGCCATCCGCCGGGCTCGACCGTCGAGGTCGAGGACGGCGAGGCGGCGG